TGCTGTTTTAAAATCTGATAGAGTTTTGTTTGTTGCCATTTGTAAAATCTCCTTTGGTTTTAGTTAGTTATGTTTAAACAGTACCAGCAACTTCTTCAAAACTTACGCCTGTGCGAGTTGCAACAAATGTAAGAGTAACATAGTTAATTGACTTTGTTGGTTTCAAGTAGATGTCAGCACGGAATTCATTGTTATCAATAACATCAGGAGTATTGTTTGTGGTGTCACAAACAACAAGGAATCCATAGAGTCCTCTTTTTGCTTGTACATCACGGAGATATGGTTCAACAATATTTCTAAAGTTTGCTCTAGTGAGGTCATCGTTGAGTTCAAAGAGTTGAGCATTTGCTGATCTTTGAAGTGCCTGCTCAATTGTTAGGAACAATCTACGAACGTTAATGCGGTCAAATGCAGATGCATACCCAAGTGCAGTCTTATCACCAAAGAGAAGAGTACCAATACCTGGTTGAGTAACAATAGAATTAACTCTCAAAGGATAGAGTTGATCTCTTTGATCCTTGGAAGGATTGTATGCAAGTTTGATTGCATTATTCAAAATACCTCTCTGTTGTCCAGCAGGAGAGAACCAAGGATATGATGTAATGTTTGTTCTGCACATTAAACCTGCAATATCTGCATTACAGGGAATGTAGCGGAACTGATTGTTGAATCTATCATAGGTGTACTTATATCCACTATCAAAGACTGCATAAGACGATGAAGAAAGTGAACTAAAGAATCTAATTAGATTATTGGTTTGAGTTGTTGTATTGGTAATATTTACCAAATTTGCCCTATGAGGACCAACTACTGCAATACAATCTTTTCTCAAATTGGCAATTGAGATTAAACTATTTGCTTTTGCTTGGGAATCTGATTCATTTGTTAAACCAGGACCCATAATTAAATAATCAACAGCAACACCATCTCTGTTAGTGAAGAGGTCATATGAAGTTGTTAAATCTCCAAGAGTTGCTGCCATTCCATTAGAAGCAGAATAATCAACACCACCAGTTAAGGTGTAAGTCTTATTACCGATTGCATTGAAGGTAATACCCTGTGCATTTTGTCCCCAAAGTCCACCACCAGATGTTACTGGAGTGAATGATGTTGAGAATGCAACTGCTCTTGGTGCAGTTCCCCAGAAAGCATCTGTCGCACTAGATGCATTATATCCTGAGTAGATTTGTGATGAGAAATCTGCAATATAATTCTTGTACCAAATTTTCTGTGGTGAATTGACTGCAGAAATTGCGTCAAGTGCCTTAGAAAGTCCTACGTGATTCTCAATAATTGCACCTTGAATTCCGGTGATTGTACCAAAATCATCAACAACAGCAATATTAATACCATCTCCTTTTCCACCTCTTCCAACAGTGTAACTTGTAGTTACTGGTTTTGGTGCAATAGACTTCCAATATACAGTGCTATTGGTTAAACCAAGAGTTTGTTGATCGTACCAATCTACAACGGTTGCTGGAGTTACACCTGCTAATCCTTGTGCAGAACCAGTAGCAATACCAGAATTATTTACAAACTTAATTGTATTTGAAGTTGTAAAAGATGCATAACTTGCAGATTGTGCATAGTTAATTGCAGTTTCTGTACCTGTAGAAGAAACTCTTGAAACAATATGAACATCAATTGCACTATTTCCGTTAGTGGAATCAGTAGTAACTCCAGTAATAATTCCTTTTAGATATCCATTAAATACTGAAGTTGTTCCTGTACCAGGAAGTACAACATTGCTAAGTGCTGCAGTAACACCAAATCCAATCGTAGCACCCAAAGTGCCTGGATTGGTAGTTGTAATACCTATAGTTTGATCTGCAAAATCATCAATAAAACAAACCTTTAAACTATTTGCCCAAGAACCTGGATTTTTAGCTGCAAAAGTAAAGTTAGTTGCAGTTGAAAAATTATTTTGATAATCGTCATAATTTTTAATGTTGAGTGTAGTAGTCGTTCCAATTCCTACACCAGCATTTGCACAATTAAGTGTGCTACCACTAGTTCTAACTACTTTAAGAACACCACCATATGAAAGATATGATGAAGCACTCATCCAATACTCATATTGAGCATCTGTTGAAAGTGGTTTACCGAAAGTATTGATTAAATCTTGTTCGGTTGAAATATTAACTGGAGAATCTACAGGTCCAATTGAAAATGGTCCAGCAATTGCTCCAATATTATCTATTACATTATCTGCTCTCCCAACTGTTAAATCAACTTCCCTAGTAAGTACCCCAGGAGATAATTGAGGAGTCGCCATTTTTTTCTCCGTAAAGTCTCAGTTTATCTAAAAGATATTTATTAAATTATTAATTTACATATATTGCCACATAAAAGATCTATCGCCATATTCATCTGCAAACCATCTATCCCCATCAACGTCTGTAAAACTAGAATCGCCCATTCCATCATCCATAAATCCAAATGGTGCCATATCTTGATCTATTTGATTTTTTTGTTCCTCATATAATTTCTTTCTTACATCTTGATCTGTAAGTTCTTTAAAATAATCCTGCGCTACTAACCAGGCATAAATTACTAAACACATTGCAAGATCATCATTACATCCTTCTTCCGCTTCAAATGAATTATGTTTTTGAATGAATGTTGTAAGTTCACTAATAATTTCATAATCATTGAATAATAATTTATTCTCTTCAATCATTGTCTTTAAGTTTAAACATCCAACTTTTTTTACAGTTTTGGACATTTTTACTCCAAGTTGAGTTTTCTTTCCAGAAAATCCTTGCCCCACAATTTGACCAGCACGACCTCTCATTGAACACATAAGAATATTTTGGTATTCTAGATCATATTGAAGAATACTTGCTACTTGATCTCCAATATCATTCACTTCACATAAAATAAAAGCATTGTTATAACTTTTTGCTATTTCATAAATTATACTAGGAAATATCATTGGTTTAATTTCATTATTTCTATACTTTGCAACAATTACGTGTGGAAATATTGTAATATCTACTATTACAAATGCAGAATAATCATTTCCAACTCCTCTAGCAACGTCTACAGTGATAATATAATCGTGTTTATCTTCTGGGTCCAGATAAACATCTAAACCACCACTACGGGTCTTAGGATTATCATAGACAAAACTTCTAAGTTTACTTGGTGCAATCAGAGTATCAACAGAACCAAGAAATTCACATTCAAACTCAACCTTAAATTGTTGTTCACTAGTATTGGCAATTGTCTGTGCTTTCCAAACTTCGTCTCTGCCAGGAACTTCAGTCCAATGAACATCTGTTGGAATATATTCATTTTTTCCTCTTTCTGCATCGTGCCACATTCGGTAGAAGTGATTCATACCGTGAGGTGTGGATACAATAATTACCTTTGTTGATTTACCAGATGAAATTGTAGGATAAACAGAAGCAAAGAATTGATCTGCAATATGATTTGGAATGAACGCAAATTCATCCATAAAAATAATATTAAATGACATACCACGAACAGCAGATGCAGATGTTGATGCTGCAATAATTTTTGAACCATTCTCAAGCATCAAGCTTCCTTTATTCCAAGAAAGAATACCCTGTTGCATCCATTTGGGTAAGTTTTCATATGCAATTTGAAGACGCTCAAGAAGTTCTCTTGCAGTTGCTGCCTTGTTTGCAAGAATACCAATATTTACACTATCATTAAAAACTGCGTAATGTAAAAGATAAGAAACCACAGTTGTAGATTTACCTGTTTGACGAGGCATTTTACATATATTAAATCTATTATTATGAAAGTTTCTTATCAATTTTTTTTGAAATTCATACATATCAAAAGGAATTAATCCTCTATCAACGTTTACAATTTTTACATAATTTTCTGCGAAATATACTGGATCTTCTTTACATTTAATAAACTCAAGAATATTATCTTCTGTAAATTCAATATGAGTATTTGCTTTTTTTAAATTAGGATTACCTAAGTAAATATCATCTGCCATAATTTATCAACACTTCCAACGTCTTCTTGCTGCCAATCCTCTTTCCCCATCCCAACTTCTACTACGAGAACAGAAGTTTTTACGACGTTGTGCTGCTTTACTTCCTGGTTTCACATCACCAGTTACAGGTGCTTGAAGATGTGAACCAGTAGCACGATTATATTTATCCCTACCTTTTTTAGTAAGTCCACCACCTCTTTCCACTGAAAGTTTTTCACCTCTTCCAACCGATAATACTGGACCTTCTTCTTCAATAGTCTCTTCACCAATTGTTTTATTGTTCATTAAATAATTTTTTGACTTTTTATTGTCAACATAAATGAGTGGTTGTCCTGGAACAAATTCTGTAACCTTGTAAGATAATATTCTAGAATCAGGATAAACTTTTTGAATTTCATATTCAACATCCATTCTAGATGGAATACTTAACTGCGGAAAAAACATTTTTGTAATATAAGTTTTTCCTCTCCAATTTAATATTACAGAAATAATATTACCAGTTGTTGCAGGAAGACGAGTTGCTTCACTTACTTGTTGTTTAAATCCTTTGATTAGTTCTGGTTTGATTATATCAACAACTTCTGCAAATGTATTACCATTTGCATCTTCAATTGTCACATCTTCATTTTTGGTTTTATTTCCCCAATTTTTGGCACCAGATTTACGACATTTTACAAGTGCTCCTGATGCATATGCAGAAGGCCAAACTTTATACCTTGATTTGACTTTTTCTTTACATGCGTCTTCATTTACATACTCTTCTGTTGCAACATTTATTGCCTTACCTTTTCTATCAGGATTTGGATCTTCTCTTCTTTTTCTTCTTGCTGCACTATCCTCTTCCTCTGGGGACATTTCTGCTGACATTTTAGAACTACCACATTTTGGTTTAGTAGTTTGTCCTAGTTGTTTTGCACATGGTTTGCCTGCATATTTTCCACCTAATTGAACCCATCCGGGTTTTCCATCAGAAGATTTACTTTTTGTAAACCAATCATGAAGAGATGAATCTCCAGACTTTGATGCTTCTTCAATATCATTTAGAATATCTGCAACAATTCCTCTATGTTCTTTTAATTTTGGTAGAGCAACTGCTGCTGCCTTTTTCTTTTGAAGTGCCACTGCCTTATCTCCAAGTTGCTTTGCTGCATCTGGAGTTAATGCACCAGCACCTGATGACTTTTTAATTTCAAATCCAAGTGTTTTTGCTTCATTTGTCGGAACACAATTTGGAACCATTCTCTTTCCTTTCTTCTTTAAACCCTCTTGTTTATATCCAACCCAACATGCTTCATCAACTTCTGATTTTGGTTTTATGCCTTTCCTTTTCATATTAATTGCAATTGCTGCTTGTTGAGCGGGATTTGCTGCTTCTTCCATTTCTCCACTATCAATATAATCTGCTGCAGTATCAATATAATCTGCTGCTTTAGTGATTTTTGATTGTACCCACGCTTCCAAATTACCTTCACCTTTACTAATTTTTTTCTGAAGTCTCTTTATGGCATCCGCCATTGTAGAAAGTTCCGACCTTGCCATAGAATATTCGTGATCTTTTACTGAAAATTTATCCCAAGCCTTTTCTCCATAAGAACATTCTGATCTAGATTCTCTTTTGTCACAAAGAGAACAATATCTTTGCTCATCCATTTCTTCCTTTACATCCTTAAAATTTTTATGTTCTTTTTTTGCTGATGTTTCCATTTTTTTAAGTCTGGTATAGTAATCGGGAATTTCGTCTAAATGTTGCAAAGCAATATTTTTTGCTAAGTTATTATCTCCAGTATGTTCGTGCTCAATAGGAATTCCCATCTTGAGTTGATTTTCTATAAAAGAAACTTCTAGACGATGTTTTTTTGCAATCTCATTTACAGTTTTTGATGATTTTACTGAAGGACATTTTTTCTTTCCGTGTATTGGACAAACAGATCCTTTATCAGTATGATTGCAATTCATTTTTATCCAGTATTCTTATATATTTATTTTTAAGAATTTTTGTCTTCAATTAATTTTGATTTTAATAATTTTGATAATTCTGCAGTGGATCCAACAAATAGTGCATTTGTGACATTTGTGGGTCCTCTTACTTGTTTAATTTCATCAATATCTTTTAATTTTTTCTGTAGTTCCATTAATTTGTCAGTAGCATCCGCTACATTTTTAATTAATTGACCTGCAACTTCATATGCTCTTGGCATTTCACTCTCTTGTGCAAGTTCAAGAATGCCATTAATTGCCTCTTGACCCTTTTCAATTAAAGAATACAAATTTCCTCTTGTGTATTCATAATCCTTTTTTATATCATCAACAGATGATGATATTTTTTCTATTTTTTCTTCATTGGTTTCAATTTCTTTGGATACAGTTTCCCCAGAAATATCAAATGCATCATTTAATTTATCAAATTTTTTTGCCATTTTTTATATAGTATTTCCAAAAAATCCAAAATTATCACCATCTTGAATTAATAAATTGTCTGAAGAAGTAATAGATTTAATTTCTGCTCCAGATACGTGGGAAATTGCTTTTGTAGAATCTCTTCCTCTTTCAACTGTAAGAGTGCTGTCATCTTTTGATTTTACATAAATTTCTTCACCTTCAATATCAATATAAGTATTTGGTAAAATTGAAGATGCATTATTAACAGTTATTAATGTATCTGTGGGAGTAATATCATATGAAAGATTTGTAACAACAATTCCAGTATAATTTTTAAGTGCTCTTGGTTCTACAGAATAACTAAGTTCTCTACTTGCAGAGGAACCTGCATCACCAGCAACAAATCCAACAGATATTTTCTTGACAACATCTTTGGTAACTGATGAAGTTGGTCCAAACAAATATGTTTTAGCTAAAAATTTTAAACTATAAAGTAATACTCTTCTTTTATCAAAATCTCCTTCATACTCATCTTGCATACTAATTCCTTCAAATATGATAGGAATATCTTTTTTCTCTTTTATTTCTTTAACCAATTCAATAGTTAAATTATATGATGGTTGAAAATATGGTAAAATCTGCTCTACAATTTGAAGCATATCATCATTTAATTTTGTCATAATATTCAATTCAAAATTCATATTATATGGAACTGGCATATATGTTTTTTGAATATTATTTCCATCTGGTGATGTAAAAGTTTGAGTTGATGTAACTTTTCGTGACCCATCATATGACAAACCGGTAAATTCAAATGACATTCTTGGTAATGTCATTTGAATTGGTTTATTTAAATCTGGAGACTGTTCTAATCTTGCTAAAAACTTTTGTGTTGGTCCATAAGCAAGAGGAACTTTTATAACACTAACAACATTATTATCATTATCAAAATGTTTAATAGTAATATTATTGAATAATGTTCCAAATCCTATAATAGTTTTTCTTAGAATTTCGTGGTAAAAATATCCAAACATACTAATAAAGTGTAATTATATTAACTATTTAACATTTTTTTATAATTACACCAAACCAAAAGGATTGCGTTCACTGAAATCCAGTATATTATTTGCTTCATTTTGAATATCTGTATTATCAGAATATCCAGTATCAGATCCATTTGTATCAATTATTCTTATTTTGAATGATGCAGAAGAAGAAGAACCAACTACAGTTTCTCCAGCAGTAAATTCACCAGAAACGTTTGATATATTTAGTTTATTGGTAGTATAATCCCAATTTCTTACTCTTGCTGTTGTTCCACTATCAGATCCTATTATAACTTCATTGAACAAGAAAGTTCCAATACCACCAACAGGTGGTGGTGATATGCTTATTGCAGTTCCAGTATATCCAAAACCACCATCTTTGATACGAATAGATGTAATAGTACCAGAAGAGCTAACAATTGCTTCTGCAGATGCTGGAGATAAATTAAATCCATTAAATGAAACTGTTGGTGGATTTACATATCCAGATCCTCCATTAGTAACGGTAATTATTCCAACTACTCCATTGTTTATTATAGCAGTAGCATATGCTCCAGAACCTCCTCCACCAATAAATGCAACTTTTGGAGCAACTGTATATCCATATCCAGAATTTATTATTTCTACGCTCTGTACTGATTTTGATACTGAATTTACATTTTGATTGCATACAACAATACCATCAATCATTTTTGCTATAGCAATTCCAGTTTTACCTCCTGATGGTGCAGAAGAAATTGCTACTCTTGGAACACTAGTATATCCACCTCCTCTATTTGAAACGATAATTGAACGTATTCCTCCATTTACAATATTACCTATTGCATAAGCAGTTGATGATGATCCTACTAAAGTTAAAGTTTGTGTTGGTCCAAATTGTTCCGGAATACTTCTTGGATCTTTTAAATTTTGATCAATCTGATCAATAGTTGTATCAATAATCTCATCTTCATATCTAAATAACTCACATTTTAATGTATAAACATAAGTTTTTCTTAATTGATAAAATGGTTGTTCGTGCTCTACAAATTTAATCTCAAATAAACGATTTCCTAGTGGAAAAAATATTAAATCACCTTCTTTTGGTCTGGTTGCTAATTTTGTATCTTCTTGGTCTTGTATCAATGGTGTAATATAGTTTTCAAAACGTTCTTTTGAAATTGTAATTCTTAATTCATTTAGTGCCTGTATACCAAATTTTGAAAGTATGGTTGTATTGTCACCATATCCCTCATAATTTTCAATATAAGCTTCAATTGGAAAATTAATATCAAATGTTGATTGAATAACTTCTTTTATAATTGTTTTTTCAGTTACATATTTTCTAGGCAAATAATATACATCAACACCATACATTCTCAATTGTTCATTGATTAAATCTTGAACGAGACCTTGCTCTGTTTCGGACCCTTGAAGAAAAAATGGATTTAACATTATCCTATCATATCAAAGGGTGGAAGTTCATATGTGCTTGACATTTTTTCCATTATAATATCAATTTCTCTTTGTGCATCATCGTACATTTGTCTTCCGTTAAGTTCCACTCCTCCAGGAAGTTTTACTCCTTGAAATTTAATTAGATTTTGTCCCCATTGCTTTTTGATTAAAGAAGTTAAATATGGTTTTAAGAATGAATCATTCCATATTCTACTGTAATCATTTGGATTTAATGTACTATAACAATCTATAATTAAATAATTTCCAACAGTAACAGCTCCCCAATCAATATCCAAATATAATCTATCTTGTCTTTTATTGAATCTAATTTGTTTCTGAGTTGTCAATAACCAATCAAGATCTTCAAGATATGTTTTGACCATCGCATAACTCAAAAGTTCTGTAGTTCCCCAATAGTAAATATCATTTAAAAATAATTGATATTTGACACTAAACATATTGTGAGTAATTGTATTTGACCCATCATAATGAAAAATTTTAGTTACACCAATAACTGATGGTGGGATTTCCAAATAATTACTATTTTCTGTATAATTAAATGTATTTGCTACTCCAACAATATTTGTTGTAACTGAAGTTGTTGTTAACCCAACGACAGAATTGTTTCCTGGGGCTCTTCCTCTATCAATATCTTTTTGGGTTATCTTATATTTAAAATATGTTTGATAAACTCCATCAAAATGACGCTCTTGGAACAATTGGATTGCATCATCTACAAGATCATCAATCTGCTCATCAGCAACATTAATTTCAAGCACTGGAGCACCCAATTTTCTTTTACAATAATCTATCAATTCTTGTCTAGTAGTTGGTTGCGCCATTTATTGTTATCCGTTAAAAATATTTATGATTATAAACTTGCTAATTTTGAAACTACCTCTTGTTGCTTTAAATAAAGTTTATAGTAACATTTTGCAATGTTTTTAATATTTTCAATATCATATATGTTATCTATTTCAGAACAAACTTTAAAGTATTCAAAACTTTTTGTTAGATTTTCAAGTTGAATTTCATCAGGATTCATTGACTAAACTCCTAAGTAAAGATTTTATTTCATCAAGATCATTTTTTATAATAGCAACATCAGACTCAAGATTCTGTATTTTTTGATTCTTTTCACTTTTTGAATCTCTTCTTGTAATGTATTCTTGATATTCTGACATATTAACATTTACAATAGAATTTGTATTTGGATCTCTCATTAAATCTGAATGTCCCTCTACTTTCAAATAGTTCATATTATGCAAGTGCAATTACTTTCAAGTCCTTCATTCTAGGAACATACACTTGATTAGTTGATGTCATAATAATTTTAATTCTGTATGATCTAAATGATTGTAAATTACCTGAGGTAAATATATATTCTTTATATTCAATATCTGAAGGAGAAAATCCAATAGAAGTTGTTGGAGAAATAAAGTTATCAGAACTACCATCACTATTCTCAAAATTTATAATTTGTTTTTGTGTATTTAAATTATTATACCCAGGAAAAGGTGTAAATATTGGATTGAAGTTTTGTGAAGAACTTACTGCATAAAATGCACGAATATCACAATATGAATTTACGTGAGCATTTAATATTATCTTTATAGCCGAAGCTGAATTTTCTAAAATAATTTCTTTAGAAATATATTGGAATGCAGTTGGATCATTATCTATAGTGTTTGATTTGCTATCTGTAGCATAATTCGTAATTACACTATTAACTCTATTTGATGTTAAAATTGTACTGATTCTTTGGGTATCTACCATTGGACTCAATTTAGTATCAATTGTATTGAGTGATAGTCTCATATTAAGTGATTTATTTCCAGGTAAAGTTGAAAGTTTATTGCTTTCATTTACTTTAGATGCAATAATTCTGGGACTATTATAATAATTTGATTTATTTAATGCAATTGATTCAAATCCATTATCAACGTAAGATATTTCATTTCCACTTACACTAGTTCCAGAAATTGATCTTAATTCAGCACTCAAAGAAGTTCCTTGAACTGTAAGATTGTGTACTACTGGAGTAATAATTTCATATGGTATATTCTGAGTTGCTCTGATATTAAATCCACCAGTAGATTTAGTTTGATTTAAAAATAGTTTTGGATATCCATTATCAGTACTTCTATCAGTACCATCCGATGTCATATCAATCTTAATATTATATGAATCTAAAGTTATTGGATTGCTAATAGAAACGTCATTTAAATAATGAGTCTTATTAATTCTTCTTAATGAAACTCCTCCCAACTCATACTTATAAACTGGAGTTCCTGCTGGATAATTTTTGGGATTTGATCCTCTAACTATAGTTCCATTAATCACTCCTGGAGAAGTTGATGTATATGAAATAATTTCATCACCAATTAAGATATATCCTTTATTAGTTGTTCCAACTCCAACATTTTCAAAAGTTGATAGGTTTGAAGTACTTTCTACAGAAATAGTAGAATTAGAATTTGTATTATATGGAACAGACAGTTTTGTTGGTTTTACATCAGATTCAACATTTGAAATTGTCACATAGTTATCTTTTGAATACATTCCGTGATTTTTATGATCAACTAAAATATGAAGTCCATCACTAATTGCGTTGATATTTGATATTTGAACATTTCCACCATAGGAATAGTTTAATATTGTAGTTATACCAGAACTATTAATATATTGAAGTGTTTTTCCGGTTCCAACAACAAAATCACCTTGAACATTATTCAAAATTAATTGATTAGTACTTCCAATTGAAACAATAGAGAATTTTGCATCACCACCAGTGCCACTATTTCCAATTGTTGTTATACCCAAAACATCTCCAATTTGATATCCACTACCACCTGTTACAATTGTTGCTGCAATTGCAACACCTTGACTTATAGTAATATCTGCAGTTGCATTTGCTCCATAACCTGTAATACTAGTTAAATTTACGTTGTTGAAAGTATATGATCCTGATGATGGAGTGTAACCAATACCCGCATTGATAACATTTAAAGATGATGTTGCACTTCCTGCACTTCCAACATAATTGCCAGTAGCATTAGTTCCAAGTTGTAAAACTGTATTTCCAAATGCTAATCCAGAATCTGCAATGGTTGTACCCAAACCTACTCTAATATTTCTAGATGACAAATTAATTGAATTTGGCATCAATACTGGAATTTGATTATTTCCTTCAGATAATTCTGGATTATAAAATTCAACTGTACCTGATTTTATGAAATCTGCACGATAAAGAACAAATTTTAAATCTTCCCATTGACTTGCTTCCCAAGTAGATGTATTTTGTGATTTGAATAAGTATCCAAGATATGGTTGATTAGATATGAATGATTGTGACAGTAGATCATTCTCACCAATTCTTGATACATAAATGCTATATTTTGTAGAATTTGATGATACGCAAATTGCATATTCTTTACCACCTTCCAGATATACCGGAGATTTGAAAATAAATGAAGTTGCTACAGAAGAATTTGATGAAATACTAACCTCAGATGAATCTAATGTAACTTCAGAAAATGGTAGTATCTTTTGAGTTGGAATTCCATTTTCAATTGTTCTGAGTTGTAGTGTAACTGGAATATCCATATCATCTTTTGATTTAAAGAAGATATCACATCTTGTCAAAAAGATTCCTGTTGAATCTTCAACCAAGAACGATTGTGCAATAGGATCATACCAACTAACAACAACATCTTTATTTGATTTATTTGCTAATATTCCCGCTCCAGAAACAATTTGCGTTCCTGTTGTTTTTGATACTAATTTATTATTAAATTCTTTTTTATTTTGTATTCTTGTATTTCTTATTGAAATTATATCATCTTGGACTGTTTCCAAAATACCTGTAGATGAAAATCCTTCTTCTGCAGTTGTATTTGCTAGATTTGAATCATTTATATCATTGTCAATAAAACTGAGTACTTTATTTCCAATTTCAAATCTTGGATTTTCAAGAACATTTGGATTTGGAATAAAGAAACATCCAGTTAAAGTTGATGATAAATCTGATATTAATCGTACATTTGTAATTGTTGCTTGAGCACCACTTCTTTGCCCAACTAAAATCATATTAGATTCTACCCATCCACTAAACTCACCTTGAGTTTGATTTGCTAAAGAAAATGTATCTACATTTAATATAGTTGAGGTTGATGAATAATTTCCTTGAAGTATTTGACTTGTGTATGGATTAAATGGATATGTTGAAGTTGCTGAATTATAAGGACCATTTTTATGATTTGATTGTGCAACTCTAAATGTTATACTTGGTGTTGTTTGTTCAATATTTGGTCCAAGTCCAGTATTTCTTACAGTTCCAACAACAGTTTCTCCAACAGAAAATACCCCAGAGATCATAGATATCTCTAATAGTTTTGGAGTACAATATTTGCTTACATTAACTCCATCAAAGAAAGCATAAAGTCTAGTTAATGGTTTTAATTTCTTAGCAACAAATTGAATATTTCTAGATCTCATATAAGAAATGAGATCTTTATTTACAACTTTATCACCAATAGATGACTTATCAAATTGATCAGAAACAATTGTTGTTCCTATTTTTTGAGGTACAACTTCTTTAACTTGATTTCTTACTATAGTTGATACTTGCGTATCATATATAGATCTTCCCCACTCACTACCAGATATCATAGATGAATATTTTGGAGTTTCAATAATATCCTTACCAACCCAAATAGTTTCCCAAGAATCCCAAAGAACTGGAGCGAATCCAATTTGAGAATCCATATCTATGGTTCTTGATGCAAGAGATAATATCTCTGAGTAATTTCCTTCAGTGTTACTGCTTTTTGCATTTATTCTAACAGTATCCATCCAACTATCAGATGCTGGAGTAATCTCAATAGAACCTTGCCAGAAACTGATAATAAATGGAGTTACATTTTCTGATCTTGTAGCAAAAGATTGTTTCAACCATTCAATTTCAGCATAATCAAGAGTGATAATATCTCCAGTTTTTCTTGTATTGATTCCATCTATAACTGAAAATTCCAAATCTTCTGATGGATCAACATTAGTAACTGGTCCAACAATCAAATCAACGGAATTTGTATAATGTTTTGGACGTAATTCTTTATTTGAAATATCTATACTATTTTTATACTCAACTCCATTTTCTTGTGGAAATAATGAACTAAAATTATCCACAAAGAAACCGGATTTAAATCTATTGAATCCATTTTCATCAGAAACAAAAAGATTTGCAGTATTTGTTTCTAATAAAGATAGTGATGTATAATACTCCAGATTTTTTATTCTATTCTCAAGTTGTTTAATATCAACCATTCTATATTTTTTATGCTCCAAAAATCTTAAAGAACTTTGGGATACATTATACAAATATGGAGGTAACATTACTGATGATATCTCCATTGCATCATCTACAGATATGGGAAGATCAGGTTTTTCTGATGGTGTTCCATATTTTATTTGAAATTTTCCATCCTTTGTTAGGTATACTCTGTCAATTCTACCAAGATAGAATGAAAAAGTTGTGACAATAGATTCATCTGATGCAAGAATGTTAGCAGCAGAATTTCCAGAAGAATTGAAGGTTCTTCCATAAAATTCTAATGGAGATCTTGAACCTATAGAAACACTATAGTTAGAAACTCTTGGTCTAATATCAATTAAATCAGTATTTCTGATATTATCTACACTCTGTATTTCTTTACCATAGTTAAATGTATCATATGACTGAACTGTAGTGACATCTCCAGAATCTGATGATTGATAATATCCATTGGAAAAGTATATCTTTAATTTTTTGGATGGCTCTAAAGCATTTGATTTTCTATTAATTGTTCCGTAATTATAAAATGATCCATTTTGTCCATTATCATAACTATAATTAAATGATACATCAAAACTTGTTGAAGTTAATGTAGTAATTGTTGCCCTAACTTTAGATTCTTCAAATATTACAGTTTCACCTTCCTTAAAATTGTATTGATTTTTTGAAACAAATGAAATCTGATAATCGGTTAGTTTTTCCGCGCAGATTGAAACAGCACCACTACTTTGTCCTGTAAATTTTTCTCCAATAATTAAATCGGATGTTTTTGATGACGGACCATTTAATGATGATAAAACTACCTTTGGTGCAGATGCTGCAGTAATATCGGATGATTCATAAATTGAATGAATTTCAATTATATCTGGAACATTTAAAGAAATGATTTCATCTTGAATTCTTGTGCCATATGGATAATTTCCATAAATTAATCCATCATTCAATGTTCCAGATCCTGTTCCAGATGAACTATACTTTGATTTGTCAATAATTAATGTATTTACTCTATTTTTTATTTTTAATTTTGATTTTATTTTAGACTTCTTAAGAGTAGTTATTAATGTTGCATTTGTATCATTTGATCCAAGATTATTAATTTGTAACTGCAATGAATCAGATGTAATATTAACATTATTTGATGTTAATATTTCTGTAGTACCATCAGATCTGATTAATGAGTATCTCTCATCGGAAAATGGTAAAAATGTTTCATTTTCCCCAGCAGTAACTGTAGATGATAACTGATTTCCGGAAATATTAACATTTTGAATCTTTCTTATAGTTACATAAGAATCTGTTAAATTTATAGATTCTATATTATCTTTTGGTAATTTTGTATATAATGTGTTGTCACTTGAAGATGATAAAGATGATGTTATTATTTTTAAGTCTGTTACATTTAATGTACTAGATGGCAATTTACCTTCAACTATACCAGTAATTGTAGTAATTCCAGATATTGTAATAGTTGTTGCTCCAACACTTACAACTTTAGCAAAAACTGGATCTTTAGAAGACCCTCCACTATATTTTATAATATTTTTTGCTCTTATATTTTTTCCTGGAAATTGAGGATTTGAACTATATACCGTACTTATGCCACCACTCAAAGATGAAATTGTTGCTATTCCAATATTGAATGAATCTGACTGAATTACATCTGCAGTAAATGTTGAAGCAGAACCAACAATACCATAAACAGATTTGATATCCGAGATTCCATATGAAGTAACTGCTATTGCTACTCTATTATTTTCTATACCGTTAAATATAAATGATTCATTTGCAATAAATTCTCCAGACTTTTCATATACAGTTACTGCAGTCCCGGCTGAAACAGCATATCGTAGAAATGCTGTTGCACCACTAGATTTACCTTTAATGAATGTAGGTATTGATAAAGTAATTGGTTGATTTAATGTAATCTCTGAAATAGTTTGAATATCATATAATGAAATATCCCATTCATTTATATTTTTATTTGATGTATTGTATTTTCCAGATTCTAATCTAAAATCATAAACTCTTGCGACACCTATTTCATTTCCTGGTGCGGTCGTTGAAGAATATCCAACACGTTCATCTCTTAAACTTAATATATAAGTATTTCCAATTCCAATTGTAGGTGTTCCATATACTCTATTTAATTTTAATGTTGATCCTGTATTGTAATTGATTGATTGATTTTTTATTGTCTTTGTTGTTCTTGGTTTTGGTACATCCAAAAATATTGGAGATGTATTTTCAACTTCATACCCTCTTACAACAGATTTTCCTGGAGATATTTGATATATTGCTAAATCATTAGACGATGTTGATCCTCCATATGTAAATTGTCCAGAATTAAATATTCCACGATTTCCAACACCATCATTTAATGACTCTACTACAGAAATATTATATGGATTTATGTAATAATTCCCAGACTCTGCGTATGTTTTTTTTGCTAATTCATCTTTAACAAGATTATAATTTGATGAAACTGATTGAGATTTTATAATTCCATCATTAATTGTTGCTAACTCTATAAAATTGTTATCATTAAAATCTGCTAAATTCTTTTTATACAGTGAAACTGTTATTTTCAGTCTATCAGCACCTGGAGCAGCATAATTATTAAATCCTTGTGAATTATCTGTTAAATTTTCATCAATATCTGCATTGATGATTTCTTCATTTATAAATAAACCAACTCTATAGTTAGGTTTATTTGTATATTGATCTAAAATTAATGTCTCTGTATTTACATTTACAAATTGTCCACGAATAAAATATACACCATTAGTGATAGAAAATGCAGATCCTACTGATGTTGAATTATTTGCAATTGTAGATGCAAATACACTACCTGAAGGAATTGATGTATTTCCAAGAAGTCCAGATATAATAGTTACACTTGTTTCTAATAATTCATCGTCAGAGAACTGTTGTGTTGAATTATTTTGAGTATTTGATGAAATATAATTTACATATAATGTTACATTTCCTCTTTCTGAATCATTTGCAGATAGAACTTTTTCTACTACAGCAGTTACTCCAGAAGTCTGCCCTGTAATTTTTGTTCCTACAAGTTGACTTATATAAGCTTCTATTGGAATTCCAAGATATGTATTATTTAATTCAACTGCATAATAAATTGCATTATAACCAGTATTTCCAGGAATAACTTTTGCGCCTTCTTTGAAGAAGTGTTGCCCAAATTTTTCAATTTGATTCTGTAATATTGACTGAAGAGTTGTTAATTCTCTTGCTTGAATTGGAATACCAGGTTTAAAAAGTACTTTATAGTAGTCATTATTTGCATCAAAATCGTCAAAATATGGTGATACATTTAAATTAGTTTGCTGAGACATAATTCTTTAGAATTGCAAAATGACTTTAATATCTTCTTTTTGGTTAGATGATCTGGTTATTGATGGTCTATTATCAACATATATGATATTTCCTGAATATTTTTTTATCTCAGGAGTTGCAAGACCATTTACAAATGACTGACCTAAGTAATATGTTCTATTATTTATTGCAGTTGATATACCCGTAAATGTACTGTCTATTGAGAGAGTTGTCCCAGAATTTCCCGATATAACTAAACTTCCACCAGTAGAAGGTGAACTTGTAAATTGTGTAAGGTTAAAACTATACTGGGGGGTTGTTTGTGATGTTCCATCTGTGTTAAATCCGGATAGTGTCCTATCTTGCCAATACTTTAGTACTGCAGTAGTCTGATCGTAACTTATAACTCTACCTACTGCGGTAACTCCAGTTGACACTGTTTGACTTATTAATGAATCTGCAGTAAATGATGCCGAACTATAACCTACTCCAGTTAATCTTATTGCGTAAACAGCACTTGCTTTATCCAAAGACAAAATTTGAGTTGATCCATATGATTTCGGATTCTCAATAATACCAATTCTTGAGAATTCATTTCCAGTTATAAAATCTGGATTTTCATTATCATTTTCAATTCTAGAATATATTAATACATTATATGCTCCAAGTTCTCTATAAATATCATATCCGTGCCCACCCTTGGGAGGAATAATAACATCAAAAGTTGGTCTAGTTGTTCCTGTAGGAACTCCACCAGATACTAAATCTACATTTGCATAAGTATATCCAGATCCTTGATTTGAGACTGTAATAGATTCTACTTGTTGATCATTGTTTATTACTATTGTACATTCTGCTCCAGAACCATTACCTTTAATTGGAACTCTTGTATATGTTCTATTTGCTGTTCCTACACCAACACCCCTATTTGTAATT